TTAGACTTTCGTGGCTATAGTATAGCTAAAATAAGAAATACTATATCTAGGTTTGGATTAACTGAAGGTAGTTGTATGAAGGGTTATCACTTTGGCTTAGTGTCTTTGTATAAAGAAAATGAAAACCCTAAAAAACAAACTTCTTTTGGTAATGCTTTACAGAGGACTCAGTATAGAAACTTAAGTGTTTTAAGACTACCTAGAAATTATAACATTAAATATATTTTTAGAGCAATAGAAAAGATTGAAGATAAAGTAGACGAAATGTATGAAACACTACAGGAGTTAAAGTATGGCAAGAAGTGAGTTTAATTATGATAGAAGTAATATTGTAACTAAAGTTAAAAGTATTATAGGTAGAAACTTTAGTGGTATAGATGATGTTATTAAAGACTTAATTAATGTAGCTGTAGAATTAATGGGTAATACGGTACAGTCAGTTTATGACGAATCG